CATTTAAATATCCTCTGGCTCAAGCAGAGCCTTTTCTATTTCTTCAATATCAGTTAGTTCAGTTGGATGATAAGTAATCCACACGCAATCTGTTTCAGCGTATATGACACGCTTTGTACCTGGAATAGTTTCGCCCATAAATGGCGCAATAATTTCCAAGTTGCCGTACTGGCTAGATACCCTGCACTTTCCTTTAACCACAGTGTACAGGTGAGTAGTCTTATGTAATGCCCCAACCAAGCATACACCTGCTGGTATAAACAATTCCCTAGCATATAGGCCATCACTAAAATGATGCCTAACATCTAAGTCGATTGTGTCTTCTTTTAACATCAAAGACTGCAATTCATAGATCGAATCCTGGACTGCTACCTGATTCACGATGAACTCACCTCATAGCTAATAGCTTGCAGATGGAATGGTGTAGGGCCGTCTACAGTGATCAGTGGGGCTACTTCTCTGTCCCATCCATTACCACCATTGTTGTCCTCTATAATACCAGAGGTAGGCACTAGGGAACTATTTAATGGGCTGTTACCACTATCACCAAATGACCTGACAGGTACTAGGTTGCCGTCTATCGACACACCTGCCGAGTTATGTACACGTAAGTTCATTCTATCGACACGTTTCTGTCTCAAGGCGTTTTGAGAACTATTTGCCGCCCGGCTGTTAATAGGCATTGTTTTAACTTTAACGCTAAAGTTTTTACCTACCTCTAGCACTCCGGGTAACGCTGCCTCTGAAGTAGTGAGCGTAATTTGTCCTGCTACATTTACTTCCCTATCTGGAAGCACACTGTTACCAATAACCACTTGAACTGTTTGTCCGGCCAAGTGATCGAACCCAGACTCAGTCGTTGAATGCGGAGCATTGCGCTGGATGCTTTCATCCATTAAATGATCTTCATCAAAAACACACACAACAAATTTGGTTCCAGCTTGTGTAGCGGTGAAAATCCTATTGCCCACAGTACAAACCCTGCGGAAAATACCAGCACTACCACTTGCTCTTGTTTGATTAATCCGGGTAAAGCCAATAATATCCTGCTCTCTCTCTAAGCGTGTTACAAATAACAGCAGTACCATCATCGTTAATTACAAATATAAAATTAGCATCTTCAGACGTTCTAGAGGCTGCCGCAGCTAATCCTGTTTGACCAGGGGTTTTATCAATTAAATGAGATGCTAGTACAGACATGTCTATACTTCTATATGCGTCTTCATTAAAGTTATAAATATACTGCCTTAGAGTCCGACCATTCCTATCTACAAACAATGTTGCACCATCTAAGGACACAACATTTGAACCCGACCCATACTGAGTCTGCTGCTCTAAAGAAACATCGCCAGGGGTATTCCCTGTAAGTTTATATTCCGAACCTGAAGTAAATACCTGCACTCCCCGGTCTGGGCTTATTGCCGTAATACTGTTATTTTCACCATTGATGGTTACGAATATACCTTCATCGTCATCGCCTTCTTTTACTAAGAAGTCCAACAACGCACCTGACTTAGATGCCAAAATGCTTTGCGGCTTATCTCTTGTGCCGCCTAGCCATAATCGCCCTGATGTAAAGATTCCGCTTTTAGGATAGCCTCTAGTTGCGCTCCATATATCTTCAGACCTTGGAGAGCCAGTTTGGCTTTTTGTAAATTCAACAAGATTGTCACCACTCCCAAGTGTAGGAAATCCACTGAACAATTTAAACGCTTTAGTAGACTCACCGCTGATTGTTATGGTGTATTGTCTCGTTCCTGTTCGCGAAACAGCTATCCCGGTTTCACCAAAGATAGGCATCTCTTGTAGATTTTTCTGTATATTAAATACGGTAGAGTTTTGTTCATCAGTATTACCGTCACCAGCAAATGAGATGTTTTTACTCAACACCCCTTCAATATCAATCTGAAATCGATCACCATCTTTCCAAGTGTGCCCACTTCCATGAGAAAGTGTCATCACCTGTATTTCATTAGTAGGTGTAGGGCTACTTGCATCATTAAAGTCGAACTGTGGAATGTTAGTAAATGTTGGTGTGTCGTAAGCAAATTGTATTAAATTGTCTTGCGGGGTAAGATCATTAAACACAATTCGTTTTGGCGCATGAGTCCCAAATAACAATGCAACATTTTCATTTACAGCAACACTATCCGGGTAGTAGAGGGTTAGGTCTGTCTTTAAATCCTGTTCTAAAAGAATAACTCCAGTGTTGTTATTAACACTAAATATGCGGCAATTCCCTGACGTAAACACCATCAGATACTGGTCATTGATACCAATTTCAAAAGGTTCAATAAAAACAGTGCTAGAACTTCCGGTATGTTTTTCCCTAACATTAAAATCGCTTAGAACTACAGTTGAATTTGGAAGATTAACTGTTGGGCTGACATTGTTTAGGCGTATTCTGGCCTTATCAGTATTTTGATTTGCATAAACTCTTAAATTTTGCGGGGTCTGGGTTATGTTTTTGTTGTAAATATTAGTCCACGAACCACCTAGATTTACTTCAATTACAAGATTAACCGAGTCAGTTGCAGACCCACCCTGCAAGGCAACATTTCGAACATCAATAAACCCGATAGGTTGGGCGGTAAATTCATAAGTAGCAATAACATAGCTTTGGGTAGTACCAATAGTTTGAGTTGTTGCACTGCTTGTAGCATCATTTCCATCATTAATGTTAGCAGCATTGCCCATTCCGTTTGCAAAGGTGGCAGTGATCTCGCCAGATGTCAGGAAATCGCCTGTTTGAACAGGGTCATCTACAAACTTTAAGCCGGGTCGTCGTTTAACACCACCTTGAGGAACAGTCACTACGTTCTCAGCAGTCTCCATGCCCTGGTAGTATTGGTCGAGATCAGTGCGACCCTTTACGATAGGCGACAGTTCACCGCTTACAAAGCTGTTTTGCAGGACATGACTCTTAGCCATTAGAACCTCACATTAACGAATGGGCGATCCTGGATAGGCGTTACTGGGTGCTGTTGAGCATCTGTGTACCTTGCCATCCTACTAGCGTTTACATACGCTCCAGAGATTATCTCCATAGATGTTGCGCTGTCCCGGATAGATGGAGCAAAGTCCATAGCCAGGGCGTACTCAATCATCTTAGCAAAGTAGACAGGCCAATCAGCCTCAGACACGTTATAGATGTAATCGCAGAATAGATCACCACTGTAGTTACAGTAGACGCGATCACCAAGAATTTGATATGGGATGCCGGGGTTAAGTTTAATTAACGTCAGCATGTCGGAGGGTAGCTGGTACATTGTGTCGTACTCAGTCCCTACAGGAGTTCCATTGATCTTGGCAAGCTGTGCTTTCTTACGAGCAAAGCCCCAACGATACTTGGTTAACTCATTTTGTACTATGTTGTCGTATAGGTTGCTTGCAACTACTTGCGCTCGCGTATCACCTACCAACGATGTAATTGGCAAATCACCTATGAGAATAAGAGCATTAGAAATTAAATTAATCTTAGCGGCCATGATTTACCTTTTGAAAGAAAGGGGGCCGAAGCCCCCAGTCAGTTTTACGCAGTGATAACCACACCAGCAGCCATAACAACAGTAGTACCGTCGTTTGACTCAACGTATGAAATACGTCCAGTTGGAGTTCCACCAGTTGTGCCGATAACAATTACTGCATCGCCAGCCGCTAGTTCATCTTTAGCGTTAGCAAAGTAGTTAGTATCAGCTACTACGGCAGAGGTAGCATCAGCAGTAGAATACTGCCAAGACGCTCCACCATTACCCGAACCGCCTAAGCGGCATAAACCTGATCGTGCAAAAGCCATGATAGTACTCCTTATACGTCTTGACGATATTGAACTTTAACCAAACCGCCTTCATCGCGTACAACGGAGCCAGCCTTCAGCATACCGTTACACAACCAAGAAGTACGCTCGGCAACCCAATCAACTTCGGTCTTCATGTCGATACCGATGGCTAGGCCAACAGAAGGACGCTGGAAGAACCAAGAATCAACTACGTTAGCAGCTACAGTCAGACCACCTTCAGTGCGAGACTCAAGAATAATAAACTTGAATCCTGCAAGAGTGTCGATCTCACCGTTAACCAGTGCTTTGATAGTCTGATAATCAGCAGAAGTTGCTTTCTCATCGTTAAGCAGACCGCCCAGACCCAAAGCGTTTACAGCAGCAAACAGCTCAGTGTTAGGAACGCCCTGGTCGCGCAGCTCAACCTGAGCCTTAACAACCTTAGCGATGTTCAAGTTAGTGTTAGCACCACCTACGTCTTTGCCAACAGTGGTAGTCAATGGGGTAGAACCATCCATTGCGTCAATTACCAGTTGGTCACAACGACGGCCAAGAGCGCCAGCGATAGTGTTAGCCAGTTCCTGCTTCTCATCAAAGTTAACGTCCTGAGCATCGAACATGTCGGTGTACTCTGGAGCATTCCAGTTCTGAAGAGTTGCAGTTTTGAACTCGTGCGCTACGTCCATTGGAGTTACTAGATCAGAAGTAGATTTCTGATTAGCAAGACCTTTGCCCATGCGACGGAATTTGTAGGTATCACCTACTACATTGTTACGAAGTGTTGCAGCGTTCTTCAGAAGGCCCATGCCCTGATAGGCATGTTTAACCATACTGTCAAACTCTGTGACCGCTACTGCGGATAATGTCTTACTCATGATAGATTCCTCAAAAAATAGAGTAAATTAAATAAATATTTTTTAAGGTTTAAGCTGAGTACCCAGTAAATTGGTCAGCGTTCAACCTAAATTTACCGGGCCTCAAGGGGAGAGGGTATCCAGTGTCCTAATTATACACCTTCAACCCTATTGACATCAACCGTAGACGCGGTTCCGTGGGGCATTGCCACCAAAATCCATCATCATTTTCTGAATTTTAGCTTCATGAGCCTTGTCTACGCTTCTCAGCATCTGTCCATGCTCGTCTTTCTTATACATTTCATTCTCGATATCTGCCCAGGTTAACCCTGTTGGGCTTTCGCCACCATCAATCGGCAGCTTAGTAGGGGCAGTAGCCCTTACCAGCATCTCAACTAGCTGTATGCTTTCGGCAGATGTAACCAGATCACGCGCTTGCTCATACGTCTCCGGGTCTAGGTTGTTCTTCATAAACCCTTCAACNGTCTTAATTCTTTGTTGAGCATTGTCGCCAAGTTTAGCCAGTTCATTTTCCTGATCCACTTCAGCAACAGCTTGTTCCTGGGCTGTTAGTAGTTCCCATGCTTGACCAAACGCATCCTGAGACATGTTTGTTTCGTTAGCAAAGCCGATCAACTCCTGTAACAGGGCATCATCTGCCTCTACGCCTTCTGGGTTTGCATAACCGTCTTTGGGTGCGCCTTTGAATCCACCAAATTTTTTTTCTAATTCGGTATAGGCTTTCGCCTGTTCGGACACGGACTTGTACTTGTCAGCAATATACCACTCAGGTACATCGCCACTTCCTTTAATACCGTCAGACAGGAAGTATTCACCCTCTGACAGGGTAGGGGCTGATGCGTCAAGCAGGGTATCGCTGGTTGTTTCTTCTACTGCGGCCTGTTCTTCACTCATGTTTATCTCCAAGGGAATTCAATGATCGCCCGGCTCTTGTCAACCGGGTAATGTTTATTAAGAATCTCAGTTAACTTACGCTTTCCATTCAACAACGCTAAAGCGTTAACGTCAATCCACTCAACGTGCTTACCTTCTTTGTAACATCGGAAAGCACAGAACTTTGCGACATAATCAAACTGGTCAAACTTGTATTGTTCTGCAAGTTTATCCAGCCACTTCATGTCAAAACCTTTTTCATCAAGAAATTTCTTCCCACTTTCAGCCACAAGAACTTTTGCGGTAGCCTTTACGGCCCGTTTCTTAGCTTCTTTAGTCATAGTATTTCTGCTTGTTGTATTTGGTTGATTACAAATTTGATAACGCCAGCCTCACCATTATGATATGCAGCCTCATAATTGATGTTGTCAGACGCAAAGGAGGTATCGTTATTGTAGATAAAACGCGCAGTAAGATCAGATAACACGCGCTTGCCTTCCTCACCACCAAAGCATCTGTTGTATGCCTTAGCCAGTTCAGCAGCTTGCGCTCTTTTCTCAGCGTTATGTTTTGAAGAAGCCCCAGAATCTACTGAGGCTTTTTCGATTTCTTCCCAACTCATACTTGAGTTTGACCCTGCATTGGTGGCTCACCAGCCTTCATACCCGCCTGAGCAGCTTGCGCTCCCGCTTGAATAATCTGTTCTTTCTCAAGTGGTGATCTAACTAACTCTGCTGGCATACCTGATTTCTCAGCAACCCAAGTACCAAAGTCTTCTAACTTAAATCCAATCTTAGCCTGGTCAGGCCCGGCATTCTGCAATACAAACTGAACAGCCTGTTGGACATTTAGAATATCTTCAGCATCTTGCGCTCTTGCTAGTGGCGATGTGAATTTAATTTCAATGTCTTGACCATCTAACTGGAGAGGTTGTATTAACCCTCTACGAGTTAAGATAGCAGCAACACGCTTAATAATAGGTACTAATACCTCAGTTTGCAAACGACCAAACGCAGAACCAATACGTTTAGCTAGTTCTCTGGACTCAATAGCAACCTCAGTAGCGGATCGTACAGCCCCTGTAGGGTCGCGTAAATCATTAAACAGCGCCTTCTTAATAGACATCTGTAGTTCATTAATCTCAAACTGCGCTAGGGCTAGGTTACTACCTGTATCCAAACGCTGCAAAGAGGGGTTAGAACTGTTGTTAGAGCCTACGGGGATAACTACACCAGGGCTAATAGAGATATTGTATGGGTTAGTCACACCATCATCAGTAGCTGTATACATACCAGCTAAGTCGATAGCAGCTTTCTGCAATACAAACTCTTTAGCTTTGTTCAGAGATCGGACATCAGGCAGTGCTTGTAGGGCTGGGCCACGACCTCGTATCTCACCAGATACTTTAGAGTAACGACCAGTCACCCACGGGCTAGTTTTACCAAAGTCTTCCATCCAGCTAATGCGGTCTTCTTTCTTAACCCACAAACAACCGTAGTAAGTCCTAGACTTAGGCATATATACGACACCTTCGCAGACATCTACCTCACTCTCAGGGCTGTTCTTGATCTTATTCTTGATAGCCTCAGAAGCCTCAAACCCTACCCACTTTCTTTCCAAGTCTCTGGCTTTTACTTTGAATCTACGCCAATGCGTTTCAACACTACCGTATGGGCCTTCTTCAAATGCGATACCTTTCTGGGGAATAGCAGTGAAGATGATAGGCATCTCGTCACTATCGTCTTCATCAATCCTTAAAGTACCAGTACCAATGAGTAGATCAAGCGCATGCTCATAGAACTGTGTACCAAAATTGGAACGATTGATGTAATCAAAGATAACTTCAGCCTGATCTTCTAGGTTCTTGCGTATATCGACTTCAGATACATTAAAGTCACCTGTCTCTAACAGGCGTTTAACCTTGATAGATGGTTCTAGCGTAGCCCAGTGCGACCATATAGGGGCAATGTTTTCTTGCAGCTTACTAGCACCTTGTTGAATAGCCTCCAAAGCAGTAGAGTCAAAGATGCGCTCCATCTTCTTTTGTCCTGGGCGGCTATCTTCGAACAGATTTCTGTTAGGCAAAAAGTATTCATACGCATCATCTAACTGGTCATGCCACATAGATTGACGTTCAAATGCTTTTGCCTCCCTGCGTTTTAGATCAGCGAGTGATCCTAACTCTGAAGGTAATTTCATTTATCTATCCCTGGCTTTCATGCTTGAACTGGGTGTGTATGACTTCTTTTTAACAGGTGTTTTTGCTATCGCTGCTGGGGCTTTAGTTTTACCAGTGCCAGCTAACAGAGATGTAGCACCTAGCTTGCCTCTAGCTACAGCCTTGAGTCTTTTCTCGCCCTCGGCAATCTCTTCATCAATCATCCGTGACTGTCTTTGATCTACAGCTAGTTCTTGTGCTGTTGGCTTAGGGGCTTTAGGTCTTTTCATGAATCCCATTGTGTTTCTCCATATACTTTAATAGTTGATAGGGGGTTAAGATAAATGGGTTGTTAATCCCCAATATCTGCTTGGTATGTCCAACACAGGTATTGAGCATAAACAAAGACCTCTTCCCTGTTTTTGGCTCATAACTGCGAATCATATAGTTACTGTCGATTATACTCTTTTCGTCAGTTGTTGTGAATAAATCAAAACCTTCACGATTTTTCCCAAAGACAATGTATTTACCGCCTGATGGTTTGATAACATAGCAGTGTCGACATTCTTTCTTTAGCCAGGGACTCCACCAATTAACTGCATCATCTTCAAATACCACATATACCTTAGAAGACACTAAAATTTACCTTTGCTGTAACGGGCTTTGTGAAGTTTCCAGAGGCTCTTAGTGCTGACCTACCTTCTCCTTCTCCTTGTAATGCGTACTCCAATGCTTCTACCGGGTGAGAGTATTCATTCTTATCCGGTTCATCAGTGTATCTTTCTCCAGATGTCTGGACTCGACGGTAACAGAAGCCACCCTGTAACCCCTTGCGTATCATCGAGGCTTTAGGGAGAACAGTGAATCGAGGTTTACCATCCATGCACATCTCTTTCATAGGGACTTCTAGTGCAGCCCTACGCTTTAGTGGATCGTTTGATTGTGTGGGTTGGCAAGGGATGCCAGCCGCCCGCATAATTTGGAACGGTGTGTCTGAGTTCGACTGATTTTTGTTCTGTCCACTTGGATCACCCCAGCCTTTGAATTCATGTTCAGGATACACTTCCTCAATATAACGCTTGAGTGTCGGAGCAAAATCCACTGCACCTGAATCGGTAAGTACCATCTCATCAAAACACACCCACCTTCCAATAGACGTTCTCTGTAGGAACGCACACGCTGGAGTTCTACCAAAGTCAAAGCCCAGAACGATAGGAAAGTCCTTGGACGGTTTAAAGTCTAAGTGCTGACAGTGTACTGAATCAGTATACATGGGATGGACAGGCTTGCCGTTAGACACGAAGCCGTACTCATTCGCTAAGTTAACCTTGATCCAGTCGTTAGTCTTGCCGTTTAGACCGCGTTTATAGTACCCATCTGGCAGGTTAATAAGATTCTCAGCATCTTCATTGATCTTCCAGTCCTCGCCATCTTTAAACACGCCACCGGGTTGCCTAAAAAATGACCAATCCTCCGGGCGCTCAATCTCTGCTAGTTTAAAATACCAGTGATCTTCATCAGGGGCGTTGCTATCACCAATGATCCCATGGTGTGTTGGACGCGCACCTTCTTTATTCGATGGGTATCGGCCATGACGCAGGTCTAACATGTCTAAAACAGCCTTAGAATGCTCCTTAGTCTCGTTTAACCACACCCAGGTTGTCTGTATACCCCTTGCTTTCTTAACGTGTTCAGGGCGATCAAATGCGATAAACACCACATCACACTGGACAGACGTACCATCCTCTAAGTTAAACCGTAGAAAGTGTGTAGGGGGTTCTTTATTGCCTTGTTTGAAGTCACCTAACTCCCCGTGTATCTCCAGCCAGTCNTTAATCGTGGTAGAGAACAGTTCAGAGTAGGTGTTTCGGGCAGCAATGACCCTAGATAGCCGGACACCATAGTGTTTATGGTTGGGGTCTTNCACGGGTTCCTGCTCACACATNAGGTCAAACAGCTTGAGGATACATTGAACCGTCTTACCTGAGCCTAGTGGCCCCATGATGAAGGAGTTTCTAGCCCGGCAATCAGCAAAATCCTGTAGGACTTGCCCCTGGGGCATTAGATTGTATTCAATGTTGTTCACTTCTTTCCCCAGTCGATAGCATCGTAATTAGTTTTAAACGCCTTTCTACTTTTATCTGTAGACTTTCTAGCGTGACTACCCTTACCACCATTCTTCTCAGGGAAGTGTCTATCCCTGGTCTTTTTATCTAGCTTGTGAACATGGCTCATTTACCAACTCCCGCAAATACACTCTTCTTCTAAACAAACGCACTCACCAATCATACGTTCTTTTACTATGTCCATGACTTCATGCATAGCGTATACATCGCGGTCAATTAAAGCATCAGTGAATGCTTCAAGCAACTCATAGTCAGCATCTGATATTGCTTCATCTGTATCAACTTTAATCATGTCCATCTCCAAGCCAATCTCTTAATATAATATGTTTGCAAAGGTCAATATAAAATAACGCTTTTTCGTCTTCTAGAGAGCTTCTATATGATACCTCACCCTCATCTATCTGTATAACGATAAAGTCGCTTAGAGAGCCTTCTGGTGGCTCTAATGGGTCTTCTATGTCGGGTCTTATCTTAGTTACTTTCATAGTCAATTTTTTTTTGCGGGGGGCATATATATATATCGTCCGCGCAGCTTCGGGGGTGGGGGTCAGTATGAAAGGCATACCACTGTGCATGCATACAGTATTCCAGGGTACTGGCTATCCATACAGTAGATTGCTATTCGTCAATACTATCCGGTGTGGGCTGCACTCCGTCGAACCTTTTACGCTGAACACTTACTGTTAATGCTGAATCACTCTTAACCTCTACCGCTTTCAGTGTTGGTTCTAGGTACTTACTTACCCGATCTAGGGATTCGATNGCNCTCTTATGGTCTGCAATGTCGTTTGATTGATCAGCTTGTTGTTTGATCTTAATACTACTGTCTACCATTTCCAGCACAGGATCATAATCCGGATATCTCTCCGCAAGTCTTTCCTGTAATAAGCGCTTTAATGGTTTATTTCCACTACCTAATGGTCTACCTCTTATTGCCATGATTAATTACCTTTTATCTGTTTGATTTCGTTACTGATTAAAATTTGATCAATTATACCATTTATTACCCTTTGGTCTTTATACCTATATAGAGAAATAAGAGAAGATCGCTTTTATTTATTG